CAATGCTATCTTGCAACATCATAGCCTGATCTCTCACTCCCAACTGACTTCCTTCATACATAGAAGGATCTGCTTGCCTAGCATCAATCTGTAGCGGATCCATAGGTTGGGGTGGCAACATAACATCTCCACCTTCTTGATAGCCCATCATCTTTTTCTTTTTAGCCATTCCACCACCCATCATACCCATGAGTGAATCATCTACCATGCCACCTTCCTGCATATAACCCATACGGTTTCTTACCATTTCTGGTAACTTACCTAAACCGGGATTACCCTCTGGCACTGCTTTCAACTGCCCACCTTTTTGATAACCCATCATTTTATTTACGGAACCACCGTGTCCATACTGCTGTACCATTCCTCCACCAGCGTAGTTTGGCTTTACCATTCCACCTCCGTACATCATCTTCATGTTGCTCATGGTAGCCATATCAATAATCCTATCAATAGCGGAGTGTCCACCTTCTTCTGGCATATTATTTAACTTGTTCAACATAGGAACTCCTATCATATCTACGGCTTCTTTGCGAATGACAAATTCACCGGGTGTTAATTTTGCTTTTACTGTGTCTGTAGTACCGGGCATTATTCTTTTATCTCAAAATGTGGAAAGTCATCAAAACGATTGTCTTTTACTTCCCATCTACCTTTTTCTTCATACATGTCCCAGTTTCCACCCCATCTTATCTTATAGCCCATGCTCCTACCAATGCCAATAACGAACCCAGCAAAGAGGGTTTGTCGTTCCCTGTCCTCCCAATCCACAGGATAAGGGGTAACGTCAACGGCTTTAGAAGGGCTAGAATTATGCCTACCATTAGGATACCTAACCTTAGTACGTTTTTCATCATATAGTTTATTTTGCCTCTCCTTGCTTCTGTGACCTTCTAGTATAGAGCAGTCTACGTGCTTAATCACTTCATTAAACACTTCTTGCAACCTTTCGTCACAGGTTGCTAATCTTTTCTTTGATCTTGTTGAGTACCTTGGCATGTGTGTATTTAGCTATCTTATGTTAACAATAAAGAGTATAATAGTGCAACATTTAAAATCTTGAACCCGTCATCCAGTTATACGCTTTGCTTTGTATTTTTCGTATTGGATGGTCGTCAACACTGTCAATAGAGTCTAGTTTAGCCCTACCGCTTTTTGGTGCTTTCGCAAAGTAGTCTGCATAGTATAAAGCATCCATAACATCATCATTTCTAGGTTTGGGGTGTTCAAAAAACTCATCTACCAGCTCTGTCATCTCTCTTTGAATATATAACTTCTTAGAATTGACAATAGGGCCAAGACTGGTTTCCAGCCTATCTTGTTTTTTAATTCTATTCGGAGGCTTAACTCCCTTAAATATACCCGGAAGAAGTCTTTTCTCTGTTGCGGAAAGCCGTGTAACCATATCCCGAACCATCTCCTGTGCCGCAACTGTCTCAATCGTAACTCTGCGTACTGGAGTGTACTTGTTTGCAAGTCGTATAATCTCCTTCGGAACATCGAATGTTGGTATACGCTCACGAAAATACTCCAATACATACCGATTATTGCTGGAATCAATGCCCATGACCAGTATGACTTGATAGTCAGAAGTCTCTGAAGCTGTTGCCGCAAGGTCAACACCCATGTAGATATGAATTGGTATCGCATCTTCACCGTCTATAAGGTAGTTAAATTTATTTTTACATTCAACCCTTCCGTTGTAATATTGGATTCTATCTATTTTAAAAGATGCACTGGTTACATCTCTAGCATCATTCATGTACTCCTGAGCAAATTTATTAACCAAGCCAGCTTCAATAAACTCTCGTTTTTTAGATTCTAGTTTCTTTTTAGAAAACTGAGACTCCCATAAGGGTCTATCGTTTTCAATAGCCCTGTAAAAGTTTACATCCCAAGGATATGCTCTTTTGTCTTCCTGTGCTTTTTTCCAACCGTCATACGTCATTTGCAAGTAAGAGTCGTAGTGTACAATAGTCCCAGAAAGCCATATCCACCCCTCATTTCCCGGAGTTTCTTCTAAGGCAGGGTACACTGTGGATACAATCCATTTCTTGATGTCTGCACGCCTTTCTGGCGTTTTTGTGTTAAGTTCTGATTCAAAGTCGTCAAGTACAATACCCGTATATCGTACATCTACTTCTGCCCTACCTCTAAGTCTTTGTGATGTACCTTTGGATATTACCCTGTCACCCTTAGGTGTTACTAAATCTTTTTCCGTCCAGCGTTTTCCTACACTACCACCATCCATGTTTCCAAAGTAGTATCGTATCATCTTGTTGTTTTCAAAATGAGAGCGGATATACTTTAAATGATCTATAGCCTGTGACTGTTCTTCTGATACCCATGCAATAAAATGTTGTTGGTCGTCAGCCGCAAAGCATAGCTTGTGTATGATAGCCGCCTTTGCCACTACAGACTTACCATGACCTCGTGGTATGATATTGCATATTCTAGCTCCCGGTGTAGCATCTATCATCTTCTTTCCCATTTCGTAGTGAAAGGGTGCTGATTCTGATTTCTTTAGAAAGTCATTGGGAAGAAAGGCTCTTCCAAAGTAAATAAGGTTGCTATATGCTTTTGCTAGTACCTCATCTCTTTTATCCATCTCTGATGGAGGTGGGGTGATGTTAAAACTCATTCAGATAATTGTTTCTTTGTTTCTGGTAAGATACCCTGTTCAAATGCTTTGAGCTTGTCCCTGCTAAATCCAGAGAACTCTTGTATCAGTGCTACAGAGTCTACTTTCTTTTCTGTAGATAACAAACCAGATATTTTCATCAGTGTCTCCAAGGCTCTAAGCTTATCATTGTCTTTTGCATCTGCTTTGTCTACAACGTCTTTAGTGCTTTCTAGTAAGTATCTTTTTGTAATACCTACCTCTGACATTAAGTTTTCTATTTCTTTATCCACTGCTTGCCTCACTGTTTTGTTTTTAAGTAGTAGTGTTGATTTTCTTTCTGCGTACTCTAAACTGTTTGTAGTTGGAAATGCTTTTTGATATGCTTCTGTAGGCTCCATTCCATGTGCAATATACTTAGCAAAGTTTCTTTTTGCATCTGTAAGATACCCACCTGTTTTAATTTGATAGTCTGATTTCTTTGTAAATCTGTATATCTCATCCTTTACCGTACCCGCAAAAGAACCTCTACCTCTGTGATTAAACATGCCAATAATTGTTCTGATATAATCGTTATCTCTTTTTTTGGAATCTACAAAACAACCTTTCTTTAGTATCTGCACTATCTTACCATCGTCTGCAAGACACCAGTCCCCTTCCTCTGCTTTCTTCCAGTCTGTAATCAGAGGTGTGTTAGGATGTGCGGTACGAAACTCTAGTTCTGATTCGTAAGCGTAATGCTTAACCCCTTTAATTGTGCGGCTTAGTGCCAACTAATTAGGTTCCTCATCAGTAAACAGATTGACATCTAGTATTTGTAACTCCGGCATATTCTTCATGCGGTACAACAATTCGGATATTAAACCTATTTGTTTAGAGTTGGGGTCTATAACATCCATTAGCTTTAGTTCTGCGGATATCTCACGGCAACGCTCTAAGTTTTCATAAACGTTACCAATCTCGAAGTCACCAGCTAAGGCTTTTTGGTACAATGTTTTGTATTCTGACATGATTTAATTTAATAAAAACTTGACAACTATGTTTGATATAATATATATTTAATTATCCTAGTTTAGTTTGCGGTTGGTTATTTATAATAGTACTATAGTATATATAGTATAATAGTATATATAGTATATAGTATATATAATATATATATAATATATATATAGTAATATAGTATATATAGTAATATATAGTATATGTAGTAAGATAGTAATGTAGTATATATAGTATCCGCTTTGTAATTATAGTACCGGCCCTAGCAATTAATCCAAAAAACTTTTAAAAAATTCTAAAAAAAAATATTAGTATGTGTGTCTTTCTTTTATTTGACGTACGTACCCCCCACATGCGTTTTGCCGTTGGAAAAATTGTGTTAAAAAACTCGATTGACTTCCTCAGGTTAATTTATTTACACAAATTATTCTTATTATGGAACTTAATCTATATATATACATATACCTTATATACAGTTTTTTGACAATTTACATAATTGATTGCTGATCGTGAACTATCTGGTCAATGCGTGAGATACCAGAGTCAGTAGTCGCTACATAATGAACAATGTACTATGTAGTAACCTATTAATTAATTATCAATCTAAAATAAAATGGAGTATTAAAATGCAATTACATGATCTTAATAACATTACTGACTTAGTACCAGTTACAGAACCTAACCAAGTTACAGAACCAACTATTGAAAACCTTGGTGGTGACTGGGATCCATTTATAGAAGTTCATAAGGAAGCTGTGTACTTTAATGATAATACACAGAATCCTACTGTTTTTGGGGTTAGACTAGGTTCTCAGGATAAGAGACTTGCTGGTAATGTATCAGCGGACTATCTACTGGTAAACAATAGAGACCTTGTAGATATATGCGTTAATCAGGTTCTAGATCAATCTAGTATTCCTTTTGAACATCATAAAAGATTCTTTAATAATAAGGGTCAATTCAGGGATATATACTATGCTGATGGAAGTATTGAAGCTAGGGTTCCTGAGGTTGGGGACATTATCAGGTTAGTTGCTGAGATTCAAAATTCTTACAATGGTACAACTAGAGCAGGTATTAGATTCTACTTTGAACGGTTAGATTGTTTAAATGGTATGACATCCAATATATTTGGTTTTGGTTATACATTCAAACACTCTTTAGGGAATGTTAACTGGGAAGAGCAAATTCTAAAAGCTACTAATCTTTTGAGAACTCAGTCGGAATATAAAATCCAACAGTTTGCTCAAGCTTGCGGTAAGTTACAGAAACCTATTGACAATCCAGATATAACCTTAATTAGAGAGAAGTATCTCAATAAGTTACCTATGCAACAGTTTGGGCAACTTATGGATAAATACTATACTGATAAAGACTATACAGCATGGGGATTGTTAAATGCAGGGACTAATGTCTTATGGCATGCTAACAAACTAACTAATGCTAACTTTAGCAATAATACAATGGTAGTTGATGGAATGTTACAATATGGTAAAGATACAGAAGAAACTACTTTTGTAGACCCTAACCAGACTGATATATTCCAGTCATAACACAAAACATCCTGAGCATGATGTAAAACTGCTCTTTTTTTGTATCTTTTTTAATTTTTATATTTTTTTTATTTTTTAAAAATTTTTTTATATATATAAATATAACAACTTAACGAAGGTAACTCATTAAATATAACTGCTTAACGAGGGTAACTCATATTTTATAACTACTTAACGAAGGTAACTCATTCTTTTTGTGCAAATTAAATAGATTACACAAATAAAATGTATTACAGAAAGCCCCTAAGTTCTGGAATATGTGAGCATATATATAAGTTAATTACTTTCCTTATTTATACTATATTATATAAGCCAATTAATAAACCACAACCCCCACACACAACCCCCCAAAAAAAGATTTAATTTTTTTTAATTATTTTGGAACCTTTTTAAATATTAGGAGTATAGTATATACAACACAAATAATAAGGAGTAAAAAAGTGAATATTAAAAAAGCAGAAACAATGCAAAGAGAAAGAAAAAACATTGAACAATTAGAAAAAGCAATAAATATTTTGCATGGAGAAATTGACAGATTAAAAGGAGATAAAAGTATTTTAGAAGTATTTGAGGGGAACGCTACCGAAACAGAAAAAGCCTTGTTGTATGCTTGGGATTATGTAAGAAGGGTTCAAGCATCGCTAGAGCAACATAAAATAAATTAAAAAAAACTTTGGAACTTTCCGCAACTCGGATAGTATAACAAGAAACAAAACAAAAAAATGGAGTAAAAAAATGGATCAATCAACACAAAATTTTATTGTTTATCGTTGGATCAATGAGAGTTTTGATGACATGATAAAAAGAATAACAAAACAACTAAAAAACGAACTAAAAAAAGGAGCGTAAAAAATGAGAACATTTGACAAATACAAACAAAACCTCAGAGCCACAGACGATGCAGTATATAGTTATGAAACAAGAGTAGCAGAGATAAATCACAGAGACAGAACAATTACCCCTCTTGGGTGGTGGTCTGTAACAACATCAAAGCACATAAATTATGTGGGTTCTGAGTACGGCTACAAAGTACAGAAAGTAAACTAACTTACAGAAATTAAAGGGGGTGTGTAATGCATCCCCTTTTGGAGAATGGAGAAAAAATGAGAAGATTTAAACACCTATCAAATAAAGAATTGGTAAAAGTAATTAATGAAAGATACGCAAACGGGTTAAACGATGATGATTATATAAAAGAATTATTTAGAAGAAGAGACAAACAAGGATTCAAAGTAGTTCCTAAATGGGATACATACGAAATAACAGAAAAATAAATGGGAACTTTTAAAAAATAATGTAGTATAATAAGTAATAGAGCCGATACAAGGTGAAAAGTAAATCTATGGAAATGTGTGAAAGACTCTAGAAGTAGAGTGTGCCAATTTAAGATTGGACAGAGCGTAAGGAATAGAGCCTTGTTGCCCCTCTTGACAATGGGTAAAATGGTAGACTAATAATCGGAAGTTCGACTCTTCCTCGGCTCACAAGAATTTAAATAAATGGGAACTTTATTTTAAAAGCGTAGTATAATAAGTAAATAAGCGTTGAAGATTGACTTGATAAAACGGCAGTTCGCAGAGATGCGTAAATTCTATTCGCAAGATAAAAAGACCTGACACGCTTATTTAACAAACAATAAAAGGAGCAGTAAAAAATGAGTAGCAAATACAACGGATGGACAAATTATGAAACTTGGAATTTCAATTTGTGGATCACAAATGAAGAGTCAGATTATAGTCACGCTCTAGAACTTGCCTTTGATTCTGAGAATGAGTACGAACTCAGTAAAAAACTAGAATCGTGGGCAGAAGATATGGCTGATGATGTTCTTAGATCATACGAATACGCACATGGCTTTATAAAAGACATGGTGAATAGTTCTGTAAAAGAAGTCAACTTCTATGAGGTAGCTGAACATCTGTGGGAAGATCGACAAGAGGCAATACGAGAACATGATGGGGAGGAAGAGTAATGAAAGAATACATAGGAAAAAAAGTTTTATGGGATCAAGATTATGGAGATGGACAGCCTAAAGATATTATAACCATTGATTCAATATGCTACAAAGGAGGATTTGATAAACTAAACGAACCCGTGTTTTTAAATAAATCTAAAGATAGGTACATGACTTTAGACTATGTTAAAAAACATATAAGAAAGGATAAATAAAATGCACATGATAATTAGAAACATAGTATACGCCAACAGCAAAGGCGAAGCACTAGGCAAAGCTAGAAATAACATGGACTATTTATGCGAAGGGCAGTATCCATTCGACTACTACGATACTTTTGATGAAGGTGGTACTTCGTATTGGGGTGATAGGTTGCAACCTGTATCACATATAACCACCATAGAAGGGCGTAAATTGGTGGTAGATGGATGGAGAAACACATTGAGGGATATGAGGTATCACTTACAAGAAATACGAAAGATTACAGAATATAAAACTGATCTAGAAATCATACAATCTCTGAAAGATAGTCATCTTCAGTACCATTACAAATCTGTGGGAGACTACCGAGGTGCGGGGGTATGGATGTATGACAGTGATGGCGAAGGGATAAAGTCTAGGAGTCATTTAAACAATGTGCTGAACAAATGGGATGCTAAGAACCTACAAGATCAAAAGGTTTTTGTAGTACCCGCAGATGTACATTATTAAGGAGGAGCAAATGGTATTAGTAAAAGTAAATGAATATGGACATGTAAATATTGGGGATGTATTTCCTGCCAAGAAAGGAAAAAAAGAATCTGCATTTATGAAATTTTATACGGGTTCTACATGGGTGTTATATAGGAATGACAATTATGAAGATGACATTAGCAAAGAGTTTCCTAATGAGTATTATAAAAGCAAATCATCAGTTCCTATTTATAGGGCATATCATAATGGACATAAGAAATCTAATTTGTACGCTCGTAAAACAGAAAATGGATTTAAGTTTATTGTTTCCATTCAAGAAAAGATAAACAAAAGAACTTTAAAAAAATACAATCAAATGTTTTATATAAGTACTGGGTTTGACAAAGACTACAAGGTTATAAGACCAACAGAATTAACTAGAAGTACAAAGGGGGTATTTAATCAATATGAAAATTATTAAAATAAATTGGAACCAATACGAACTAACCTCGTATAACTAATAAACAAAGGAGCAATAATGAAAAAGAAAACATACACATTTGAAGTAAAGCAATCTATATTTTATGAGATTAGTGCAAGTTCTGAAGAGGAAGCAAGAGAAGAACTTTGTAATAACTTTGACTTGATTCCTAGTGAAGATTGTATTTTAGATGATGCTTATAGAAAAGCTGAATGTATAACTGTAACAGATGATGTAAGGTCAAACATTAACTGTTACGCTACTATAAACAATGAGGAGAAGTAATGGGTAAAATAAAAGGTTTGGTAACTGACATGGGTTACGATAGTGCTAAGAGATACTTGGAAGAACTAAAGTTAAAATTAGAGCGTGATAAAAAGAAAGAATGGGATAGTAAAGAATGGGTAGAAAGAGAAGCTATCTTATGGGGCAATACAACAGAGAATGCCTATAATTCATTTATAGATACGCTAAATAGAAAAAGGAGTAAACATGCCGTATCCAATGAAGAAAAAGGAGAGCGATATGAAGCTACCACTAAAGAAAATAGATAAGGAAGATGTGATGACGTTCTTTGAACTGGATATTGACAACTGCAAACTAAAGAGGAAAGACTTTTGTGAAGTGATAGCAAGTTTCATAAATGATCCAATTTCTACAAGTAAACTATATAGAGAAGAGATTAATCTATACTTTGAAACTAGGAGAAACTTATGAACTCAAAAGAATATCAATTTATGAGAGAGGACTTCCTTAAGAAAACTCTCAAGCTTTCAGACGACAAACGCATTGAGTATACAGAAGGACACCATAATTCAAATGTTTTATGGAACTTCGAGAACATAGCAAAAACATTAGGGCTATCACCAATGAAGGTACTTTCTGTATATTTACTGAAGCATACAAGTAGTGTTTTTAACTACTTTAAAGATGGAAAAGAATACTCGGAAAGTATAGAGGGTAGGATTATGGACATTATTAATTATCTTTTGTTATTAGTCTGTATGATAAGAACATATAAACAAAAAGGAGAAGTAAAAAATGAACAACAACGATCTGATATTTGATGAGCTGTGCGATACATTGTTTCCAGAGTTAGACGAAGCAGTAGATCGAGAAGCAGAGCATTTAATGAGTGAACACAACATCAATTCAGAGTTGATGATAAGAATAATAGAAGCGTTCTTATATAAAAGAGCAAAGCAGGTGGAGGAATAATATGGGTAGATCAGAATGTTGCGGTGCGGAAGTATACGCAGATTACGACATTTGCTCAAGGTGTCTAGAGCATTGCGAAACTTGGTATGAAAAGGAGGATGAGTAATGATACATTGGTTACAATCTTTATCAGAGAATGGATTTGATGTTTTTATAGTGGTGTATCTGGCGATATTACATGTCATCTACCATTACTTAATGAGATATTATATTAAAAACATAACAGAAGACATTAATAATAAACAAAAAATAATTATCAATACGTTAAGTATGATGTCAGATGAAATGCCTGATGTACAAAACTATATAGACTATGAGCTTCAAAAGGAGGAAGTATGATATTAATTGATTTGGCAGAGTGGATCATTAACTTTCTTTTGTTTGGGGTCAGTTTAGTATTTATAGCAATGGGCATGTTTTTAATGACAGTAATTTTCTATGCAGTACTAGATCGGAGAATTAAGTGAAGCAATATAAGGAGTTACAGCTAGAGCTACTACAATATGAATCCATGATAGAAAGGCGGGATGCAAAGATCAGGAGACTCAAAGATGTTATCAAGGCTCAGGATGAAAACGATTGCAAAGTGTTCCGCTGTTGGGAATGTAAGTCAGAGTTAATATGGGATGGCGATCACGATGTCCAAGAGATGTATGAAGATGAACGAAGCGAAGGTATCGTATCTAACTTTACTTGCTCAAATTATGATTGTAATACGCATGTTGAGGTCTACCATATCTTTGACGTGAAAAATTAATTTGGAACTTTTTGAAACTTGGTGCGTTTAATAAGTAAGCACGAAGCTTAAAACAACAATAATAAAAAGGAGCTATTATGAATATAAAATGGAATAAACACAACTACTGGTATCCATGTTGGTCATACGAATTAGAATCACCTGATTTCAATGACGATAAAAGATGTGTAATATCAAAACTTCACAATCATTACTATGTGGGAATATCAAGTGAAGACAATGTAATCTGGCAACCCAACGCAGTTGATGGCTGTAATTTCTTGGGAGTGCACTCTACTTTGAAAAGAGCAAAGCAACGAGCCGAGAGAGTCTTGGATAAGATGTGGAGCAGAGGAGATGTAATGGCAGAAGTAGACAACATAAAAAGGAGCAACTAATGAAACAAGAAAGAAGAGCTTATGAATGGAGCATACTTTGGTATTCAATGGATAGGGAGGGTAACTACGAAGATTCTGATCCAGAATTTGCTGATGAATTAAAATATTTACTTCGTCAATTTGGTAAAAATGTTCCTTTTGCAAAGGAAAGAAAGTTTACCGAGGTAAGTCTCAACGAAGTATTTAATAATGGTAAAGATGCTTTTGGGAATTTAGAAATGAAGGTTTGGAGATGGAACTCAAGAATATCTGATTGGGATTCTGATTATGCTTATATAGAAGATGGAACTGGAAAAATTCTACCTTCGGATCACTATGGTTGGAAAGTGCCTAAGAAGTATCAAGCTGAACTAGACAGACTTTTAAAAAGGAGAAACTGATGAAACTAGATAAGCATACAATAGAATCACTTACAGAAGTTGGCATTGATTACAGAAAGTTAAACAAGGAGCAGATAGATGCTATCATGTTTCCAGACCATGCACCTGAAAATTACTACCAAGATGGAGAGATAGGAGAGAAAGAAGCAGACTACCTACACAGCCAGAGACTGATTCAATGTGGAGTTGTCGGGGAGACATATAAGAAAGCATGGAAGCTCGTATATTAATCGTAGTAATTGAAAATAATTATAACTAAATTAAAAAGAATCGAAACTTGAGATGTTGAAGAGATGTGCTAAATGTAAAGAAGACAAACCCCGTAAGGAGTTTTATATCAATCGTGCCAAGCCCGATGGTAGACAGTACTTATGTAAGATTTGTCAAAAGAAATATCACAACGATACGTGGTATGAATCTCATAGGCAACACAGGATACAACAGGTCAAAGAAAGAAAAGCTCGTGTAACAAAAGAAAACTATAAAAGAATATTTATGGAGTACTTTATTTATGGCTGTGTAGATTGTGGTGAGAACGACCATCGACTTCTGGAGTTCGATCATGTTAAGGGATCGAAAAAGAGAGGGAAGTTTAGACCAACTGAGGGAGTTGGACATCTTGTGAGAACTGGATACAAGTGGGAAACCATAGAGAAAGAAATACAGAAGTGCAAGATAAGATGTAGGAACTGCCATCACTTAAAGACCCATAAGCAATTTGGTTACATGAAGCATATAGAAGACGTTGTAAAAGAATATAATAAAAAACGGGAACAAATCAGTAAACGATGCGTTACATAATAGAACAACAAAAAGGAGACAACAGTGTTTACAGTACTAAGTAAACTCAAATATCAAATAGCTAAGGAGATCACTAATGTGGAGAAGCAGTGGGACGATAATCCATCTAACGATTATTATTTCGCTGAGATTAGTGGACTAAGAAAAGCCCTAGAGTTCGTGCAGAAAGCAGAAGCAGATGAGCTAACAGCACTAGACAAATGGGCACAACAAGAAAAAGGAAAGGACAATGCAGTCAACACTAGGGAATTATCAAGAGGTTAACGTACATAACGTTAAGTCTTTGTCTACTGAGACATCGGCTATTAGAAATGGCAAGAATTACGTCAAGACTATATATGCAAAGACAGATGAAGGTGCTGTCATAGAGATTAACTTCTTTGCAGATAAAGAGTCTATATTGGAGACAAAAGACTAAATGAAATTATTACAGGGCAGGCAGGATCGGTTTTTGCTCCAACGAATTTTCCGATCCACTCCGCAACTACACATCTCAAAGGGCCTGCCCTGCCCCTATATACCAAAGGACAAATTATGTTAGACATACAAAAGATATACGAAGACTGGTTGCGAAAGGGCAATGACCTTCACCAGAAAAAAAGATATCAAGGCAAGGAAGAATGGTTTCACGCTTCTTCAGCGGGAATGTGCATGAGGAAACATTATTTTCAACATGTAGCAGATGTGGAGCCAAAAATAATAGATGATAAAACCATGAGATTGTTTCGGCTTGGAGACTTAGTACATGGAGATATACAAGAAGCATTAATGGACTATGCAAGAATCAACGGTTCTCAAATAATGATAGAACGTGAGATACAATTACCAGAGGTAAATGTACGTGGCTTCTTAGATGTAATGATTATTGAGGATGATGCGTTATATGATATTAAAACGTGCAATGCTTGGAAGTGGAAAGGATTGTTTGGTCGTAACCCAGACCCCAACCCGTCTGTGAACTATAACATACAGTTAGGTACATACGGTTGGTGGGTTGAGGAACATACTGGGAACAAATTAAAAAAACTGTCGTTACTATATTACAATAAAGATAATTCAATGATGAAAGAAAAAGTAGTGCCAACATCGTACGTGCAGAAAGCAAAAGAATACTGGCATCATGTTAACAAGAATTTTGAAACAGGTAATCCACCTATTGAGCTAGGTGTAGCTCCTGTATATAAGTGGGAGTGCAACCCTAAGTATTGCAACTTTTATGAAATATGCGGTGGTGGATACAAAGAGAAAGGAGTCGATCTATGAGCGACAAACAACCCGATTGGGATAAGATAACAGAAGGTAAAATACGACACGGTGTCGCAGTAGCCTTCATTGAAAAGGGACATGAACTTACACCTGACAACATGAAAACAATGGAGAAATGGGTGCAGTTTATCATACATGGTTATCACGGCATAAAAGAAATGCTTGATAAGAAAGAAGCCATGACAGATGAAGAACTGGTTAAGGAGGTAAAGGATAAGTTTAATGGTGAAGTAATTAAAGAAACAGATGAAGAGTATGTTGAGAAGCAGATTAAGAAAGCAGTGCAGTCTTTAGGGGCTAAGAACAAAAATAAAGTACTATATCAATTAAAAAACGGCAACATTACTATTGATAATTTAGATGCATGTTTATCTAAAATAGAGGTAATGAAGTCAGCCTAAGATGGATTTAGGAGATGCATTTTACCCTGACGATCCGCTTGATTTCAGTAAGTCAGTTCCTGCGGGAAGATACACCGCTAGTATTGTAAGCATGGATATATCTGAGAATGTAAGGTTTGGTAGGTATGTGGCAGATATATTTAAGCCTGAATACGAAATAGATAAGGACGAGCATCCCGAATATGCTGATAGTATCGTAAAGGATAATGGGATATTCAGATACAAGAAGACGGAAGATTCGTTATACGAGCACAAGAAGAACTGGGGCTTTGCAAAGTTTATCTCCATGATGAAGCTTAGGAAAGAAGATGGGAAGGGTAATCAACTGCCCTTCCTGTATCTTCACGATATTAAAATGGCTAAGGTATTGATAGATGTATATAGGAAAAAATTTATAAACGACTTAGATACAGAAGTTTACTACCCCGTAGCCAGAGTAATACAATTATTAGATCAACCACCCGTACCCTTCTAATGGATATACTAACAAAAAAAGGACAGAAGTCTTTGGAGTATGAAAGAAAAATGTTAGACAAAATAAACTTTCATATATGCAAAGAGCACAAGGAAAACTCTATGTTGATAGAGACAGACAAAAACATGGATGCTAAGGTAGATGGAATTATTGTGAAAAACAATCAGGTTTCAGGAATTTTCGAGTCTAAGTGTAGAGATATGAGCCTTATGAAACTCAGAGAGTTTGGGTCTTGGCTTATTACCTTTGACAAAATACTTGAAGGTAGAAAACTATCACAGCTTTTGAGAGTTCCTTTCATTGGCTTTCTTTATTTGATACCAGATGAGATTATTATGTATTGGAAAATCACAGATAAATATGGAAACTTTTTGTTTGATTTTGACGTTAAAAACACAAAGACACAAAAAACAATTAACGGTGGTAGCATTGTCAGAACCAATGCATATCTACCAGTAAAAAGAGGAGTAGAGCTATTATGAAAGAGTACACCTGTACAGCTTTAATTAAGTATTCTAAGCAAGAAGTTGAGTTACACATTAACGCACTAAAGATAGCGTTACAAGGAGACAGTATGCAAAGCTATAGAGGCCCCTATCTTGCGTTATTAAAAGACATGGAGAGAATTAAGGAACAGATATTAGATAAAGAAAACGATACGATGGCAGACAGATCATCAGGAACAAATTTAATTGTTGAAGATAGCGTGATAAATAATGTTTGATCTTACCAGAACAAAATATGTAAACGGTCAGTATGTCATAGAGTATTTGTATGAATGTGATAAATGTGACAATACTCACTGGTCAGATTCTAAAAGACTTTATATGAGCTGTCCTGTTTGTAGAAATAAAAAACAACATAGCAAAATGAGGCTAGCAATATGAAGAATCCTAAAAATGTAAAGCGTGGCAGGAGAGCAAGACAGCGTGGTGCAGAGCTACAAAGACAAGCAGTACGCATGGCAAAAGAAGCGGGCTTAGAGGCATTTAATAGAGATAGGGGTGGAGCACAACACGAGCAAGGGGATATAGAAATAGAAGGACAGTATTTTGGATGCAAAAGAAGAAAACAAATAGCAATGTGGATGAAGCCAGAAAAACAAGAGCACGGTGTAGTGATTCGTGAGGATCGTGGCAAACCATACATTGTATTAGACTATGAATATTTTATTAACACATTATCTATAATGAAGGAGATGGCAGGTGAAAAATAATAAACTAATGGGGACAAGAGGTCTCGTTACATACTATAAAAAAATTATCAAAGAAGGTCGAGTTTCAAAAAACGGATCAACTTACAAAAGAATGGTGGAGCTTGAAACAAAATTGAATAACAGAACAGGGCAAGCGAGTTCTTACGAAAGAGATAAGAAGAATGATAAATTAGAATCTCTGCGTTGGCTAAACAAAGTAATGAATTAGCTTGCCCATAACTAGGAGGCACAATGGCCGAATACAAACAAAAAGAAAACAGCTTTACGCTGTGGAAAAACAAGTTCAAAAAAGATGGCGATAAGAAGCCTGATTATACTGGTAACGGTATGGTAAACGGAGAGAAGAAAGACTTTTCTTTGTGGATCAACGAAACCGATAAGGGAGATAGGTATCTTTCTGGCCAGTTTAAAGAAGAATACAAAAAAGACACGCCATTCTAGTGCTTGTTAATAATAGGGGGGCTACGGCCCCCTTATTCATTAGTTTATTTTTAGGCGATACTTATGTCCAATAATTTATTTTACAGCCGTAATCGTGAGATTAGAGGGGGTTTTTTAGAGGCAATGTTTGAAATTTGTAGTAAAGTTGATAGAACCTGTGGTTTTTGTGGTAAATCGTATTTTAACCCACAAAAGCAAGAAAATGATGACCAACTTAAAAAATTTTGTGGTGTTGCAGGTAGTTATGATACTCTAGTTTCTTCACTTCCAGAGTGTTGGTTGAAAATGACAAAAAGTCAAAGGTCTACATATACAAAGAAAAAGAAAGAAGAACTTTTTTCTATAGAAATAAGGAGAAATAAATAATGGATATACTAGATGATTTTTCCAGTAAGCCAACATTAACATATCACTGCATTAAAGAAGATTGTAATAATTCTCATGTGTCTGACGGATACATATTTATGGTTTGCAAATTACACGGTAAGGACAGACCAGTTATGAGATACGATGGAAAGAAAGAAAGCGATTTAAAAGAGGAATTAGATAATCAAGAAAGATTGTCGGAAGAACATGCAAAAGAAATTATGGGTATTATTTCTGATTGCTTTACGAAGAGAGTCACAGGAGATGCTTATTACAAAAAACTAGCTGACTTCTGGGAAAGAATTGGGTTTCCAGAATTTGCAGAGGAAACCTTGTTGCATCTTAAAGATTAAAACTGAAATAGTTCAGAGTAAATATCCAGTAACTCATCATGCCTTAATAGTCTATTGTATGCTTTGTTACCTATTCTTTTTCTTAACTCTGCTAATCGTTGAGTATAAACTAAATCACTTTTCCCCGGAGCAATCTTAGACTTAATTAGTAATCTTTTTCCAATAATTGATTTGGATATACTAGAAGGGTCTTTTCCTGTATCACTAACAGCATCCACAATATACTTACTTACTGTAGATGGATCGTCTCCTGCCATGATAGCATCATAAGCCTTATTCATATTTCTTCTAAAGTTTTTAATTTCTTCGTCTGGCTTTGATATGTATGTTCCACCATATTTGTTTTCAAACTTCCATCTATAATAGGCACGAATAGCATTATCATCTTTTTTAGTTTCTGGATTACCAAGACCTACACCAACTAAAGTTTGTTTAAACAAACGATTGGCAGGAAAGAATCTTTCACCAAACTTTATTGCTCTATCCATAGCTTCATCATAAGTGTATCTTCCTGTTCCCCGTATTGCCTGAACAACTTCTTTTCCCAAAACCCAAGGATAAAACACATCCATGATACTTTCTTTGCCTCCTGCCGTAGATTGAAGTATTTGACCGTACAACCCGGCAAATGTCGTATATGCCCAACTTTTTGCAAGAAACTCCAAAGGGCTTTCTTTTACTTCATTCCATTTTATTTCAACATTGTCTTTACCGCCATATACAAAGGCTAATAAAAACTGTGCTGTAGCACCAGAAACAGCTCCTCCAAATAAGTCACTCAGTACTGATTGTGTTACATCTACTAGCTTCTTATAGTCTT